GGTAGTAAGAAGGAAGAGGCGCCGGCCGCCGCATCTGATATGGATTTACTTAGAGATTACATCCACAAGCTATTAGGAGAGAAAGCAAAATGGGCGGTTATCACAAGACAAATAGATACATTTCAAAAACAAAATATGACTTTAACAGGAATGATGAAGGCTCTTAATTATTTCTATGAGATTAAACATAATCCTATTGATAAAGCTAATGGTACTATAGGAATTATTCCTTATTGTTATGCAGATGCTTATAAATATTATTATGCTATCTATTTGGCACAGAAAAAGAATGAAGAAGTGCAAATTTCTTCAGATATAAAGGTTATAAAAATAAAACCTCCTACTCAAAAAGGCACTTTATATAAACTATTTGATATAGAATAGAGGGAGAATGAAAAGCACAAAATATATAGAAATACCAAATATAGTTCAAGTTATTGGGTGTATTTATAAGAATCCTAAAATACTTGAGAATACAGAGCGTTATAAATTTAACGAACAAGATTTTTGTGATGATTTTCATAAAGTTGTTTTTGGTAGTATGTATAATCTATGGCAATTAGGGGCAAAGGAATTCACCCTTCCCGCAATAGAAGATTACTTAAACCAAAGACCAAAAGCATTAGCTACTTATAAAGCTCATAAGGGGCCAGAGTTCTTATTAAAAGCCGCAGAAATAGCTAATCTCAACACTTTTGATTATTATTACAACAGAATGAAGAAAATGTCTTTACTTCGAGCATATGAAGATATGGGAATGGATTTAACATGGTTGTATAATCCTGATGAAGTAATGGATATGAAAAAGAAACAGCAGCAAGAAGATTGGATTGATAATTCTTCTCTTGAGGATATTTACAATAAGATAAATGATTTAGTTGATAGTATTAAGTTACAGTATGTAGATAATATGACTGAGTGCGGCTGTCAAATAGGCCAAGGAATTGATGAATTGATTGATTCTTTTGCGGAGACCCCTGCAGTTGGATATCCTCTCTATGATGCCTATTTAACCACGACTACTCGAGGAGCAAGGCTCGGTAAATTCTACCTGAGGTCAGCTGCAACGAACGTGGGCAAAGCAATTCCAGATTATACTGTGATTCCGACTCCGACAGGCTTTAGAAAAGTTGGAGATATTAAGGTTGGTGATTATTTGTTTGGTCAAGATGGTAAACCGACTAAAGTTCTTGCAACATATCCTCAAGAGCAAGAAAAAGAAATATGGGAAGTACATTTTTCAGATGGCAGAGTTGCTGAGTGTTGCGGAGAGCATCTTTGGGAATATAGATATAAGAATTGTTATTATGTAGAAAATACTGAAACAATTTATAAGAAAATATTATCTACAAAAAACGCTTCTAAAGAAGATGAATTTTTCATTCGTTCAAATGATTGGGTTCAATATGAAACTAAAGAATATGATATAAATCCATATTTATTTGGAATGATAATTAGTCAGAATGAAAGAAAGTATCCTGAATATGCAATGTGGGAAGAAGAATTATTTGATAATTACCCAGCTTTATGGAATTGCAATCCTGAAAATAAATATATTCCTCAAGAATATCTACTTGGTGATTTAAAACAAAGACAACTTTTGTTAGATGGACTTCTTTATGTTGACGGAGAATATATTGATAATATAACTGTTAACTATACAGCCTATAGCAATAAATTAAAAGATGACTTTCTTTTGTTGTGCTATAGTCTTGGACTTAGCACAGAATGTCGTTCTATTAAAAAAAATGGCATAGAGAGTTTCCTTATTTCTGTTCATCCACATAAAGACTATCTTGCAATAACAAGTATTATAAAAACGACACAAAAAGTAAAGATGACTTGTTTTACTGTTGATAATAAAGACCATTTATTCTTGATGAATGACTTCATTGTTACTCATAACACAAGAGTAATGATAGGGGACGCCTGCTACATAGGATGCAGTCAGATGTTCTCGATAGAAGAAAACAAATGGATAGACACCGGCGCCGCACAGTCATGCTTGTTTATCGCGACAGAGCAAACAATAGATGAAATACAAGTTAGTGCCATTGCTTTTCTATCAGGCGTAGAAGAAGACCATATAGTGATGAGTGAATACTATGTGGGTGAATGGGATAGGATAGTTAAAGCTAAAATGCTTTTGAAACAAAGTAAAATTCAATTTGTTTGCACTCCAGATTTTTCTATGCAAGATATAGAAAATATTATAAAGAAACATATCAGAGAAAATCAAGTTAAGTTCGTGTTCAACCTAAAAATAGGACAATGAAAGACTTTTCCGCTTCATCAGCGGGGTTATATGAAATAATTATATAGCTAACGGGGAAGCCTAAACCTTTATAGGCAAGGTAATCCCGTGGGAAATTTGGACAGAAGAGATTAGTTCCATACTTCTCCTTTTAAGGTATTTACGAAAAGGAGGAAAAAACGATGGGAATAATTTATAGTTATAAAAATCTAATTAACGGCAAAGTGTATATTGGACAGACAATAAATCCAAAACAAAGGTTTAATGCTCATAAAAGCAATGCTTTTAATGAAAAAAACACTGAATACGACTCTTTATTTCATAGAGCAATAAGAAAATATGGTTATGAAAATTTTGAGTATTGTGTGCTTGCAGAAGCAGATGAAATTGACAAGCTTAACGAACTTGAAGTATATTTTATTAAAAAATACAATAGCCAAACACCTTATGGATATAATGTTAAAGAAGGTGGAAGAAATGGCTCTGCACCAATGAAAGAAGAGACGAAAATAAAGTTAATGAAGTGCAGAGGCTCCTTAACTGAAGAAGAGGTTGTAGAATTAAGAATAGCTTACATGAAAAAAGAAAGTCCAAAAAAAATTTATGACGAAAAATATAAAGACCGATTGCATTATAATGCATTCTTGAATATTTGGTCTGGTCGTCGTTATAAGTTAATAATGCCAGAAGCAATTGAAAATGGGAGACATACTAAACTAAATGAAGATATTGTAAAATCAATAAGAAATGACCGTGAAGAGCTTGGTTTGTCATATCAGAAATTATCTGAAAAATACAATATCCCAAAACCAACTATTGCTGATATAATTAGAAGAAGAACTTGGAAAAATGTCTAAAAACCTGTATCGACTATTCCCTAAGCCTTAGTGGCTGGGAAGTAGGACTGCTATTGATACGCAGTAGCATTATAGGAAACGAAGTGCTTTAAATGCCGAAAAGGTCTCCTCTTTTTATAAAAGAGTAAGATATAGTCAGCGCCCTTTGAAAGAAGGGAAGACCGCGCTATGATTACATTCACTCCTCAGCAAAGATACTTACAGAGATAGGGGGCAAGAGTGGTGTAAAGAATTTGCGAGAGGATAACATTCTTTTTCTCTTGGCTTCAAAAATGAAAGAAATAGCCGTACAATATGGCGTCTTTATCTTATCTAGTACCCAGCTTAATGCAATGTATCAAGAGAGCTCGACGCCTGACCAAAACTTGCTAAGAGGCTCAAAATCGATTGCAGATAGAATCGACTGGGGAGGTATCATGCTTGAAGCGACCAAGGAGGATAAAGAAAAGCTCAAGGATATGTGCGAAAAAAACGGGCTGCCGCTTCCGAATGTCAAGCTTAGTGTTTATAAGAACCGAGCCAATAGATGGAAAGGAATCTACCTATGGATGAAAACACAAACAGGTATTTGTAGATTTGATACCCTATTTGTTACAGATTGGAATTTTAATGTGATGGAAATGCCATTGCTTAAGATTGAGGTTGAAAGTTCATCTGCCTTTTAGGAGGTGATTACATATATAATATAGACGAAATAAAAAATTCTCTATCAATAGAACAAGTAAAAGATATAGTTGCGGAATTGGGCGGCGAACCTATCTTAAAAGGTGATACTTTGTTATGTAAAACAATATGTCATAATGGTAACAGTCATAAGCTTTACTATTATGACAACACAAAGTTATTTAGATGTTTTACAGATTGCGGAGACTCATTTGATATTTATGCTTTAGTTCAAAGAGTTAAAACAATAGCAACAGGTAAAGAATATGGTCTGCCGCAAGCCGTTAAATTAGTGGCAGAATACTTTGGATATGCTCAATCTTCTCAAAATGCCTTTAATTCAGTCAAAGATGTAAATTTTGATTATTTATCTGAATATGAGAGGATACAAGGTATTAACCTTGAAACTAAGAGAGTTGAGCTAAAAGAGTATGATGATAAGATTTTAAAGAGGCTGCCGCACCCGTTAATATTACCTTGGATTAAAGATAACATATCAAGAGAAGCAATGAATCACTTTGAAATATGCTATAATCCAAAAAGTCACGGCATTGTAATCCCGCACAGAGATATTGATGGAAAATTGATAGGAATAAGAGAACGCACTCTTATAAAAGAGAATGCGGATTTATATGGAAAATATAGACCAATGAAGCTAGGACATATAATGTATAATCATCCATTGTCTTTTGCGTTATATGGCCTATATCAGAATCAAGAGAATATAAGAAAAGCAAAGAAAGCATTTGTATTTGAAGCAGAGAAATCAGTTCTTCAATATGAATCCATGTTTGGTAAAGAAAATAACATTGCGGTTGCCATATGCGGCAGTAGCTTTATTCAATATCAAGCGTGGCTCTTGATTAACTTAGGAGTAAAAGAAATTGTTGTAGGATTAGACAAGCAATATCAAGAATTAAATGATAGCGAACATCAGAGATTAGTAAAAAATTTAAAGAATATCTATAATAAGTATGGTCATTTTGTCACTTTATCTTATATATTTGACAAAAGTGACGTTTTGTCTTACAAAGCTAGTCCTACAGATGAGGGAAAAGAAAAATTTTTAGAGTTATATAACAATAGAGTGAACTTATACTAAGGAGTTTGTAAATGAAATATAAATTGATAAATGAACCAAACAAAGAATATTCAGCCACTATTCAAGTGCTTATAAATAGAGGAATTAAAAAGGAAAAAATTAAGTTGTTTTTAGAAGCTAATATGGATTCTTCAGTAAATAATCCATTGGCTTTTGGAGAAGACCGTTTAAAAATTGCAGGCCGCACTCTCGTATCTCATATCAAACAAGAGGATGACCTATTGTGTGTAGTTGACTCAGATTGTGATGGAATGACCTCTTCCGCGCTATTGATTAACTATCTTTATGCAGCATTTCCCGCTTATGCGGCAAATCATGTTCATTGGATAATGCACAAAGAAAAAAAGCATGGTTTATCTGATTGCGTAGATGAGGCCATGAAATATAAACTTGTTATTTTGCCAGATGCGTCTTCTTCAGATTATGAGCAACATAAAGCTCTGGCCGCACAAGGAACAGATATTATCGTATTAGACCACCATGAAGCACCAAGAATTTCTGAAAATGCTTGTGTAATCAATAATCAACTATGCGATTATCCAAATAAAGCTTTATCAGGAGTTGGAGTTACATGGCAGTTTTGCAGATACTTAGATATGGCATCTAGCAAAAATTATGCGGCAGACCTTATTGACTTGGTTGCTCTTGGTCTTGTGAGTGATATGATGGATATGAGAGAAGAAGAGACAAAAGCACTCATATTTGAAGGATTTAAAGATGCTAATATTCACAATCCATTCATATATGAAATGAGTGAAAAGAATAGTTTTTCGCTTAATAAGGCAGACTATAAACCTTCCGCATATAATGGATTAAAGATTAGTCCAATGGGTGCGGCGTTCTTTATTGCACCTTTTGTTAATGCTATGGTAAGAAGTGGAACTATGGAAGAAAAGTTACTTGTATTTAATTCGATGATTACCGCTAAGGCCTTCGAAATGATTCCGTCTAACAAGAGAGGTCATAAATTAGGTGAGATGGAGAGATTAGTAGACCAAGCTATCCGCACTTGCACTAATGTTAAAAATAGACAGACAAAAGCACAAAATGAGGGAATGGAGCTTATTGAGAAGATGATTGCGGGCGGTGATATGCTGCAGCATAAGGTCTTGCTTTTTCTCTTAGACGAGGGAGCTATTGATAGGAATATAGCGGGCTTGTGCGCCAATAAAATCATGGCTAAGTATCAGCGGCCTGTAGCAATTCTTATTAAGACAGTAGATAAAGAAACAGGTGAAATCTCTTATTCGGGTTCCGCAAGAGGTTATGGTAATGAGGTTGACTTTAGAGAGATGTGTGAAAATGCGGGAGTCCGCTATGCGCAAGGACACAGCGCGGCCTTCGGATTATCACTCGACCCTGGATGCGACGGAACCGAGCCTCAGCTTGCTTTGGGCGCCGCCGCAATTAAATCATTCTTAGAAACAACTGATGAACTCTTGAAAGATGTGAGTGAAGAGCCTGTTTATCATGTTGATTATATATGGGATTCTTCTTCTATTGATAGAGATAAAATTCTTGAAATAGCAGATATGAATGATTATTGGGGAAAGAACATCGAGCGTGCATATGTGTTAGTTAAAAATATAAAAGTAACAGAAGATTCATTTAAGGTAATGAAGTCGAATACTTTAAAGTATAGTATCCCCGGAGTTGATATTATTCAATTTGGTGGAACAGAAGAAGAAATAGAATTATTTAGTTCGGGTGTTCATACTATCAATGCAGTATGTAAATGTGCGGCTAATGAATGGAATGGTATGATTAGTCCTCAATTGATTATGGAAGACTATGAAATAGTTGAAAATGATAAGATAGATATTTTATCTGATTGGGGATTCTAAAATGACCATTACGATGTATGATAAACTTGCATTATTACCTACAAGATGTGATAAATGTAATAGATTATTCATTTTTGAATGGTATAATATATATTATAAACAAGTTTCACCTTTTGGTGAATTAAAAAGAGTTAAGTGCGAACAATGTTTAAAGAAAGATAAAGATAATAGATAATGGACTTATTATAAAAAATATGATATAATTATTATAAAAGAAATAATAGTTTGTTATATTATATAAAGGAGCGGAGCAATAATGGTATTAACAAATAAACAAGAGGAAGCACTAAAGATTATCTTAAAAAGGTATAGAGATAGAGAAAAATATACCACGGTGTGCGGATATGCAGGAGTGGGTAAAGCGCAACCAATAGACACAATGATACCTACTCCGGAAGGATTCAAGAAACTTGGTGAACTCAATATTGGAGATTTTGTGTTCGACCGTAACGGAGAGCCAACTAAGATTTTAGGTGTATTCCCGCAAGGAAAGAAAAAGCTTTATAAGGTAGAATTTAAAGATGGTAGAAGCAGTTTATGTGCGGGAGACCACTTATGGACTGTTTATAACGATAAGAATGAGGAGCTTACCAAAACAACGCTAGAGATTCTAGGAAGTTTAAATGGCGGTTATCAAGTCCCGTTAAATCTACCTACAAGATATCAACCTGAAGATTATGAGTCACATCCATACAGTTATGGAGTTTACTTGGGTAAAAGACAATATAATAAAGACACCTTTATTCCCGAATGTTATAAACTTGGAAGTATAGAGCAAAGATTTCAACTACTGCGAGGAATCCTTGATTCAATAGGAAGTATTGATGATAGTGAAATACGTATCACCAGCTTAAGTAAACAATTTATTTACGACATACAAGAAATATTATGGAGTTTAGGATTTATAGTAGAAGTAGAATATTATGATGATTTAATATGTTTGTTTTCATATATCCAAGATGAGGATAAACCAACAAAGCTATTAATTACGAATATAGAAGAATTAGATTATGACGCTGAAATGGTTTGTATTTTAGTAGACAATGAAGAGCATTTGTATTTAACTGAGAATTATATTGTAACTCATAATACTACAATAGTCAAGTTTGCGATTGAAGCACTAGGCGTTAACCATGACAGGGTCGCATATGCAACTTTTACAGGCAAGGCCGCGGAGGTTCTTAGAAGAAAAGGAAATTCTAATGCAATGACTTTGCACAAACTATTGTATGATAGCAGTCCTCTCCCTAATGGGGGTTTTAGAAGAGTTCCAAAAACTATTCTTGATTATGATGTGGTAGTGGTGGATGAGATTTCAATGGCTCCTAAGTCTATGTTAGAAATGTTGTTAAAGCATCATGCCTATTGCATATTTATGGGTGATAATTTTCAGCTTCCGCAAATAGACAAAAGCGAAAGCCATGATTTTTTAGAGCATCCTCATGTCTTTTTAGATGAAGTTATGCGGCAAGCCGCAGAATCTGAGATTATACAGCTCACAATGATGATTAGAGAAGGAAAAGAAATTCCTGTAATGAAGGGTAAAGATGCTATTGTTATACCCAAAAATGAATTAGTTACAGGTCATTTATTGTGGGCTGACCAAATTTTATGTGCAACAAATGCAAAGAGATATGCCATCAATCAACAGGTTAGAGGATTGCTAGGATTCAGCGGAGACCTGCCGCAAGATGGAGAAAAAGTAATTATTAAGAGAAACTATTGGGATTTTTCAAGTTCCAAAGGCAATGCTCTTGTTAATGGAACAACAGGATATATTAAAGACCCATTTGAAAATTTCAGAATGGTTCCATCATATATTCTCTTTGATAGAGACAGAAAAATTCCTACCATTATGGGGGAATTCATTACAGAAGATAATGAAACTTATCAAACATTAGCTTTTGATAAAACCTTCTTTTTAACAGAACAAACATATTTAGATTGGAAAACAGCTTATACTATTTCAAAGAACAAGAAGTTTGGCCCAAATTTTATTCCAATTCAAGGAACTTTTGGCTATGCTATTACAGTTCATGCAGCTCAGGGTAGTCAGTGGGATAATGTGCTTACAGTGGAAGAGGGCTTTCCCTTCGACAGAAGAGAGCACGCTAGATGGCTATATACAGCATGCACCCGCCCCAGCGAGAAGCTTGTTCTTGTCAAGAAATAGCCGCGGTGCGGCGATACTATTACCGATAGGGTTTTTAGTATCGCCGCTTGACTTTTTTATAAAAATATGTTATAATATATATAGAAGTGTAAATATATAATCATAGAAAGGGGAAACAATAGAGAATGAGATATGATATACATAATCATACGAGATACTCTAATCTAAGATTAAGAGATGCTCTTGCTACTCCTAAAGATTTAATTGATAAAGCAATAGAATTAGGATTAGCAGGAATTTCCATTACTGAGCATGAGTGCCTTTCTTCTCATGTTAAAGCAAATCAATATTATCAAGAGATTAAGGAAAAGCATCCAAATTTTAAGATTGGTTTAGGAGATGAAATTTACTTAGTCAGTGAAAGACCTAGTGATGTTCATTATCACTTTATCTTAACTGCTATTGATAAAATTGGATATAGGCAGCTAAAAGAAATATCTACAATAGCTTGGTTAAACTCATATATGGCAAGAGGTTTAACAAGAGTAGATACACTCATGTCAGACCTTGAAGAAATTGTGCGGCAGGCGCCTGGTCACCTGATAGCATCGAGCGCATGTATAGGAGGGTGCCTCGGCAAAAACATCTTAGACCTGACCGCCGCAGAAAAGACAGGAGATAAAGAAGGTGCGGAAAAGGCTCACAACAACATTGTAAATTTTATTTTGTGGTGTAAAAAGGTCTTTGGAGATAATTTTTATATCGAAGTGCAGCCCGGAATATCAAGAGAGCAAATAATTGTCAATCAGCGATTGCTTTCTATTGCTAATTGTTTTGAACTAAAAATGATTCCATCTTCTGATACTCATTATTTAAGACCTGAAGATAGATATGTTCATAAGTCTTTTTTGAACAGTGAAGATAAAGAAAGAGAAGTAGATGCTTTTTATCAAGATGCTTATTTGCATTCTGATGAAGAAATGATTGAAAAATTTGCGGCAAGCGGTTTTGATAAACTTTTTGTAGAGAAAATGTTTGAAAATTCAATGGAAGTTTATGATAAGATTCAAATGTATTCTCTTGCTCATCCGCAAAAGGTTCCTAATGTTGAGGTTCCAGACTTACCAATTATTGAACCGCCGCAAGAGGTTAAAGAATATCCTAATCTAACAAGAATGTATAGTTCTTCTGATAAGATTGATAGATACTGGATAAATACTTGTATCAACAGATTAAAGGAAATTAACAAGTATAATAAGATATATCTTGATGAACTGGAAGAAGAAGCTGATGTAAAGACAATAGTAGGAAATAAGCTAGGAACCAATATGTTTGCTTATCCAGTTTGTTTAGCACATTATATTAACATGATGTGGGAATGCGGCAGCTCGGTTGGCGTAGGAAGAGGCTCGGCTTGTTCAGCGCTTAACCACTATCTATTACAGATAACCAGTCTTGACCCTATTGAATGGAAAATGCCTTTCTTTAGATATATGAATAGAGATACAGATGGTTTAGGAGATATTGATATTGATGTATGCTCTAGTAAGGTAGGTCTTATTCTTAGTAAGATAAGAGAAGATAGAGGTAAAAAATTTGCAGATTATGTTAAGAATCCTTTATTTAGAAAAGAATTAGGGGCAACCTATGTCTGTACTTTTGGAACTGAATCTTCTAAGAGTGCGGTAAGTACAAGTTTTAGAGGTTATCGCTCAGAAGAATATCCTCATGGCATTGATGTAGATATTGCTCAATATGCTTCTTCTTTAATTCCAACAGAAAGAGGATTTGTGTGGAGTATCAGTGATGTTTATTATGGCAATCCGGATAAGGATAGAAAACCGGTCGCCGCATTTAAGAATGTAGTTGATGAATACCCCGGTTTATTAGATATTATGCTCGGTATTGAGGGGTGTATATCAAGGCGCGGCCGCCATGCTTCGGGAGTGTTATTCAATAATGAAGACCCTTTTGAGTTTACAGCTTATATGAGAACACCTAGCGGTGAAGTTGTAACACAGCTCGACCTACATGATGCGGAATGGGCGGGTGCGGTGAAAATGGATTTGAAGTAAAAATTTTAATAATTTTATTGAAATGTAAAACTAAAAGTCCCTATATATAGTAATATATATAGAAAAGGAATTGAACTCTGAGGCTCAGAGGTGTGCAAAGAACTAGCTAGTTCAAATAGGAAATGATTTGTTAATCTTTGCGCTAACAGGGGAACCTTACCAATTTTTAGTTGAAGGTAATCCTGTGCTAAGCATATTTTTATATATGAAAGTCTATCGACTATCCCCGATGAATGTAAGGGAGTAGAGAGGATGATGAGCTACCTCTCGAAGTGGTTCCCTTCCTAATTTTAGGAAGATGATATAGTCAGCACCGCTAGAAATAGCGGATAATGTGATTTTGGTTACAGACATACAGGACAAACTGGTACAGACACTACTCTTGCTACAGGAAGATAACATCATTGACACAACATTAACACTTAGAGAGGCTTACAATAAATATCTCCATCCTGATGTATTACCTCTTGATGATGCAAATACATGGGCCGCAATAAAAGGTGCTAGTACCCTTGACCTATTTCAGTTAACAAGAAACTAGCTGAAGTAAAAAACTTTTAATTGCGAGAAAACCCTTAGAGTTTTTTCTACCGCAGCATATAGCGATATGTGTGTAGCAGATATTGTAATAAATATCGGATGGTAAAAATGAAAAAAATTGGGCAATTCGCAGCAAAGTCACTTATCAAAGCATAAGGCAACAGATAAGTGAAATGTTCAACGACTAGCTGAAAAGCGTACACTATAAGCGATTGATAGTGGAAAAAGAGTTCTTAGAAGATATAGTCTAATCTTACAAGAAATTGTAAGCAGTTCATAAGAGAACGCGATAGAACTAGCGAATCTATTGGAATATAAAATGTAGA